AATATATGTATATCTGAACAATTAAAAATAAATGTTATGGCTGTTAGAAAAGTTACAAAAAATACCCAGAAATTAGATCAAAACGAACTTCAACAACTTATTGAATTAAGACAACAAATAAGTGATTTAACCTTTAGAAGAGGTCAAGTAGCACTTGCTGAAGATACTATTGAAGTTCAGAAAAATGAACTTAAATCACTTCAAGTTCAACTATCTCAAAAGGAAAAAACCCTCTCAACTGATTTATTTAGTAAATATGGAAAGGGAGAAATTAATCTTGACGAAGGCACAATTACTCTAACAGATTAATTTTGTTTGGCCTTTTTTTGGATATTTATTGATAGTCACAATCTAATACCTTTTTATTAGAAAAAGATTATATTTATATCCAACAACATAATATAAAAACCAATGGCCGAAAAAATAGTATCACCAGGCGTATTTCAGCGAGAAGCCGATCAATCCTTTATAGCACCCACCCCTATTGAAGCTGGCGCTGCTATCATAGGTCCTGCTGTTAAAGGTCCCGAATTACAGCCTACTTTAGTAACTTCCTTTAGTGATTATAAGGATAAGTTTGGAACAATCTTTTATTCAGGGTCAAATAAATATGAATTTTTAACCTCTATAGCTGTTCAAAGATATTTTGCTAATGGAGGTACTAGTATGTTAGTAACTCGTGTTGTAAGTGGTTCAGTTGAATCTGCTACTTCTACACGTATTTTAGCTAACTCTGGAAGTGATACTGGAACTTATTCAGTAGCTTCAGTTGATTTTACAGGAAATATACCTGATGGTTTTGAAGGTTTTAGAATCACTAATAGTAGTGGTCAAATTTTCCTTATAGCTTATAGTAGTTCACTCAACTCATATGGGGGAGGATTAGGAGATACTCATTTTATTCAATATACTAATTTAAGTAATGCAGTTTCTACTATAAATGTTTCTTCTTCATTAATAGGTTTAACTGCTACTCTTAATAGCAATGTTTTGGCTTTAAGTTCTTCTGCCGTAGGTGCTTCGTTTAATGGATATACTATTCAAACAGGATCTGTTGCTACTACTACTAATAATATGTTATCTTCAGTAGTAGGAGTAGGAGGATTAAGTGTCTTATCAACATTTGCGGGAGGAGCTGCTACCACTACAGCATTAAATGCTGACTCTAATATTTCATTTACTTTAAAAACTATAGGTAAAGGTAATAAGCTGAATAATACTCCTGATGCTAGCCCTCTTAACATATTAGAATTTAGTGATGGCTCTTTAAAATCAGGATCTTCTGATAATTTAAGATGGGAAGTTTCAGGAATTAATAATAAAGCAGGAACTTTCAATTTAGAAATAAGAAGAGGAGACGATAATAATTTAACTCCTATAGTTCTTGAAACTTATTTAAATTTAAGTCTTGATCCTAATAGTGAAAATTATATTGAAAGAAGAATAGGAAACCAATATGTTTCTATTGAAAATTACGATGGACAAAGATTAGTTCGTGTAAATGGTGAATATCCTAATCGTTCTAAGTATGTTTATGTTTCTTCAGTAAACAAAATTACTCCTTTCTATTTAAACAATGATGGTTCAGTAGGATCTGAAGGATTATTATCTTATAGCGCTAGTTTACCAGTTCCAGCAAGTGGTGCTTTCCATAGTGGAATAGGTGACATTATCCCAACAGGTGAAGCTGGTAAGTATTTTGAAAATATTAGCGCAGCTAACGTAGGTAACTCACAAGGTTTAACTAGTGATGATTATACTATAGCTGTTAATCTCCTTAAGAACAAAGACGAATACAGATTTAGTACTATTGCTGTACCTGGTATGTATAATCAAGATTATGCTTCTGTAGTTAATTCAGTAATTGAATTGTGTGAAGAAAGAGGAGATTGCTTCTATATAGCTGATCTTGTAAAATATAATTCTACAATCACTGAAGTTACTGATGAAGCTAGTGAATTAAATACTAGTTTTGCTGGAGCTTATTGGCCTTGGGTTCAAGTTGCCTCTACTGAATTAAGTAAAAACGTTTGGGTTCCAACATCAGCTGTTATGCAAGGTGTTTATGCACTTAACGATAGAATAGCTGCTCCTTGGTTTGCACCTGCTGGTTTAAACAGAGGAGGATTATTAGTTAGTATAGCCGAAATTAAGTTACCACAAAATTTACGTGATACCTTATACTTAAACAAAGTTAACCCTATAGCTACTTTCCCAAGAAATGGTGTTGTAGCATTTGGTCAGAAAACTCTCCAAACTAGAGCTAGTGCCCTTGATAGAATTAATGTTAGAAGATTATTAATTTCTCTTAAGAATTTTATTGGCGATACTGCTCGTAACTTAGTGTTTGAACAAAATACTATAGTAACAAGAAATAAATTCTTAAATGCTGTTAATCCTTTCCTTGAATCAGTTCAACAAAGACAAGGATTATATGCCTTTAAAGTAGTAATGGATGAAACTAATAATACTTCTGATGCTATCGATAGAAATCAGTTAGTAGGTCAGATATTATTACAACCCACCAAAACAGCTGAATATATAATCTTAGATTATACTATTCAACCCACAGGAGCTACATTTGGTGAATAATTTTTAACCTGTATTATATTTATTATAAAATAACAATAACGTACAATGGCAATACTTAGCTCAGCAGAGATGTTCTATACGGCTTACGAGCCCAAATTACAGAACAGATTTATATTTTATATAGATGGTCTTCCTGCTTATCTTGTAAAAAACGCAGATAGACCCAAAGTTCAATTTGATGATGTAACCTTAGAACATATTAATGTTAAGAGAAAAATCAAAGGTAAAGCAGATTGGCAAAACATAAATGCTACCTTATATGATCCTGTTACCCCATCTGGTGCTCAAGCTGTAATGGAATGGATTCGTTTATCACACGAATCTGTAACAGGTAGAGATGGTTATTCAGATTTCTACAAAAAAGATGTTAGATTTAATGTCTTAGGCCCTGTGGGTGATGTTGTTGAAGAATGGATTTGCAAAGGTGCCTTTATTACTAGTGCTGACTTTGGTAGTGGTGATTGGAGTTCATCCACTCCTATGGAAATAACCCTTACTATGCGTGTCGATTATTGTATACTTAATTACTGATTTTTTCTACATTTTTATACTAAAAAGGGGGATTGCTTGTCAATCCCCCTTCTCTTTTACATATGTATATAAAAACAATATAAGTTATGGAAAATCAAACAATATACCCTACTGAAGAAGTAACCCTGCCTTCGAAAGGTCTTGTATATCCTCTTGATAATCCCTTATCTAAGGGCATTGTTGAAATGAAATATATGACTGCTAAAGAAGAAGACATTTTAACTAACGAAAGTTACATTAAAAAAGGCATAGTAGTAGACAAATTACTTAAATCATTAATAGTATCGCCAATTAATTATGATGATTTAATTATGGGCGATAAAAATGCTATTTTAATAGCAGCTCGTGTATTGGGTTATGGTAAAGAATATACATTTAAATACCCTAATTCACGCGAAGAAGATGAATATCATACCATTGATTTAACTGAAATTAAAGATAAAGAATTAGACGAAAAATATCTTTTAGAAAAATATAAAAACGAATTTAGTTTTATTCTTCCAGTTTTAAAAAAAGAGATAGTTTTTAAACTTTTAACCCACGGGGACGAAAAGAAAATTGAAGCTGAAATTAATGGGTTAAAAAAAGTTAACAAAGAAAACTCACCAGAATTAACTACTCGTTTAAAATATGTAATACAATCTGTAGATGGTGATACAGATAAAAAAACCATTAGAGAGTTTATTGATACTAAATTACTTGCTCGAGATGCTAGAGCATTCCGTGAATATTTAAAAGAAATTCAACCAGATGTAAATTTAGTTTTTGATCTTGAAGATTCTTACGGAGAAATACAGAGAGGGGTCCGCGTGCCAATAGGCATTACGTTTCTTTGGCCTGACTTCGACAGATAAAATTCACATATATAACGAAATTCACGATTTAGTCTATCACGGACAGGGGGGATTTATTTATTCTGAAGTTTATAATATGCCTATTCATTTAAGAAGATTCCATATTAAGAAAATAAATGAATATAATAAAAAACATAATGAAGAATATGATAAACTTATGAATCAATCCAAACAACCATTTATTAAATAAAATTTAATTCTTATATATTTATAACCATACTACTATTTTTATATTATGGCATTAAGAGATGAATTAAAAGGATTAAATGATGCATTTCAAGGAGCTGGTGAAAACGGAGAAAGTCTTGTAAAAGTTTTTGAAGACTTAATAATAAAAGCTGCTCAGTTAAAGAATGCAGGTGCTAGTTTTACTAATGATTTTGCTGAATCTATTAATGACTCTGTTAAGGCTTCTGAGAAATTCTCATTAATGATTGAAAGAATTAAAAAAAATAGTATATCAAATAGAGAAATCAATAACCAGATAGCTAAATCACAAGATAGATTAAATAAATTTACAAGTCAAGCTGCTCTTTTACAAAAAGAATTAAATAAAATTAGAATAGAAGGTACTGAAGAAGAAAAAGAAGCAGCCAAAGCAAGACAACAATCTTTATTAGAACAAATTGATTTAGTTGGTAAGGTTACTGAGGCTGAACGTAAGTATTTAGAATTAACCCAAGCATCCTTAGAAGCTCGCACAGCAGCTAATGATAAAACTAAAGAATTTTATAAAACTTTAGGTGATACAATAAATTTAATTCCTGGGTTATCTCCTATAGGAGATCTTTTTAACCAAGTAGGGGAAGCTATTGCTAAAGCTCAAATGGAGGGAAAAGGATTAATGGGAGTTTTATTAGGTGTAGGTAATGTTTTAGCAGGTGCATTTCTAGCAGTTTTTGTTAAATCTATGTTTGAGGTTAACAAAGAAATTACTGAGTTTGGTAAAAATTTAAATTTATCTAAAGAAGAAGCCATTGATTTAAAAAGAGAATTTAAGGCCATTTCAGACAATGTTAATGATATTACTATTAATTCTGTAAGGTTAGGGAAAGCCAACGCAGCTTTAAATGAACAATTAGGAACGGCTTTTGTTTTTAGTGGTGAAATATTAACTACCTTCTCTAAATTAACAGAAATAGTAGGATTATCTAGTGAGGCTGCTGGTAGTTTAGCATTCCAAGCTCAATTATCTGGTAAATCATTTAGAGAGATAGAAGAAAATACTTTAGCTGCTTCTTATTCTTTACAAAGAGCTTATGGTGTTCAGCTTAATCAAAGAGAAGTTTTAGAAGCCACAGGTAAAGTTACAGGTCGAGTTAGAGCTAATTTGGGAGCTAATCCTGAAGCTATAGCACGTGCTGTTACTCAAGCTAAATTATTTGGTGCTGAATTAGATGATATTGTTAATGCTGGTGAATCTCTTTTAGATTTTGAAAGTAGTATTGAGAATGAATTAAAAGCAGAATTAATCACAGGAAAACAACTTAATCTTGAAAGAGCTAGAGCATTAGCCCTTGCAGGTGATCAAGAAAGCTTAGCTCGTGAATTAGAATCACAAGCAGGAAGTTTTAGTGAATTTTCAGCATTAAATGTCCTTCAACAAAAAGAATTAGCAGCGGCTTTTGGGATGACTTCTGACCAATTATCAGATATTCTATTTAAGCAGGAAACCCAAAATATGAATGCTAAACAGCTTCGTGCTTTAGGTAAAGATGAATTAGCTGATAGGTTAGAACAAGTAAGTGCCCAAGATAAAATAGCATTAGCTATGGAAAAATTTAATGTTTTAATGGGTGAATTAGCTGTTGCCTTTACTCCTATAATTGAAGGATTTGCTTCTTTAGTATCTAATGGTACTATGTTAAAAGCCATTATAGCTACTTTAGTAAGTGTATCAGCTGTTTTAGCATTAAATAGTATTGTAACTGCTGTAGCAAGTTTATTTAGTACTTTAGGATTGATACCTGGTGTAGGGGTATTACTAGCTGCTGCCGCCGTAGGTGTTATGATGGCTAGTATAAGTAGTGCTAAACAAAAAGTAGCAGATGGTATTGCCCCTTCTTCTAAAGGTCCCTTCACTATCACTGACAGATATGGAGCAATGGCGGTAACTGCTAAGGGTGATAATTTGGCAGTATCTCCTAATATTAATAAAGGTAATTCTTCACCACAACCAGTTGTTATACATAATACTTTCTCTAATTTTAAATCTGCAGCTTATAATCAACTTGCAGATACTCAAATGAGACAAGCAACTCCTACTTTTGTTTAATATTTATAACAAAATAACAACATAATGGCACTTGTAAACTTAGAATCAATTTATGATTTAGTAGGATCACCTGGCGTAGCTGGGAGTGGTCCTGTTGGGGATATGGCTAACCAATCAGGGCCCCCCTGGAATATTATAGGCCCTGACGTAACTAAAGGATTATACCCCTTTAGTATTCCTGCTGGATCTCAGCTTCACGCAGGCCCTCTTGAAAACCAAGCAGGTAGAAGTTTAGTAGGACCTGATTATGCATATAATTATGGTGGAGCTTATCCTAATGCTAATGGTTTAGCAATAGCAGCTTTATTAGATTTAAATGGTGAAATTCCATTTGCTACTCATCCTTCTATTACTATTAACCCTTTAGGTAATCAATTATTACCTTATAACCAATTTGGTCCCCCTGACGGCTTTTATTGATAAATAAAATATATGGGTTTAAAAAATCTCTTAATAGAAGCTGAGGAAGGATTTTTGCCTGGGGGAAAACCCTTTAGACAAAGATCTCTTGAATATGAGCAATCAGATCATCGAGGGAATAGTAAACCCCTAATAGTTAGAAATTTACCACCTGTAGAAAGAGATATTAGTGGTCTTTTTGGATTTATAAACGAAACTACTGATAATTTTGTTAGAGGAGGAATTGTAGGAGCTACTACACGAGCATCTGTAGATGCTATTAGATTAGGAAAAATGTTTTTAACCCCTCAGGGTTTTAGTTTTTTAGTTAGTAATATTGCCCTTCAAAAAACTAATCCTGAAAACGTAACTTCTCCCCGAAATCGAGTTTTTTCAGGTCTTTCTACAACTACTTCTGCTCTTTCTTCTTTTGCAGGTCTTAGATTTAGAAGAGATGGTTTAGTAGATTTTGAATTTGAAAATGGATATAATTATGATCCTCAAAGTGGAAATTTCAAATATGAAAAAGGAGCCCGTTTAAATTTAGATGAAACTCCATTAGAAAAAGCTAATTTAAGTAATAATGTTCTTCTTCAGCTTTATAGTGCTAATATAATTAGAATAGGTTCTAACTTAGCTAGAGTTTCTAATGACCCTAATACCTTAATAGAATATGAAGGGGGTCCTCATTCTACTTTTGGGTTGGGAAAAACTATAATAAAAAAATATGTTTCTAATCCTTATCACCCTTGCCGCTTTTTACCCGTATATAATTTAGCCTTTGATTCTTTAAACAAAACTAATACGGGCACTACAGGATACACAGACTATAGAAGTCTTAAAAGATATGATAATGAAGGATATAATTTATCTTGGGTAGATCGTTTTAAACATCGTGATTTAGAATATGGGTTAGGAACACCTGGTCTTCCTATTCATAGAAATACTATAAACGAAGAAAATGGAGTTAATTATGGAGATTATTTGTATGCTACTATAGATCAAGTTAATGCTGCTAATATTTTTCGTAGAGAAAATCTTGCCGAACCCCAACTCTTTAAAGATTTTATTAAATTTAGAATAGCAGTAGTTGATACAAGTAGACCATTAAATGATAAAGTAATTTTATTCAGAGCATTTCTAGAAAGTATTGATGACAATTATACAGGAAACTGGGATTCATTTAAATACAATGGTCGAGCTGAAAATTTTTACACATATAGTGGTTTTGATAGACAAATTAATTTTAGTTTTAAAATAGCAGCCCAAACACGTTGGGAAATGAAACCTCTTTGGAGAAAATTAAATTATTTAGTAGCACAAACTGCTCCTGAATACAAAAATAGAAGAATGAGAGGGGTATTTTCAAGATTAACTATTGGTGATTGGATGAATGAATTACCTGGGTTTTTCTCAAGCATTAATTTATCTTGGAATACTTCATATCCTTGGGAAATACGTACCGAAGGACAAGAAGGAGGAGTTGATGAATTTATGAATGAATACCCTCACGTTTTAGATGTTAGTTGTACATTTACTCCAGTTCATAGCTTTACTCCTTCTAATGAACCCTGTGCACCATTTATCCTTCCGACAATTAATGTTAATGCTGGCAGACAATGGGCTAATGTTTCTGGGGA